TCGTTATCTGATACTACAGAATTTATATTTTTTGTAACTTTAAATTTAGCCTGAAGTTCAGCACTTGCGGCAGCTCCAAATAATGAACGATAACTCACTGGGTGATAAACTATCTCATCTGAAATTGGTTTAATCACATCAAGCGATGATCCGATTAAGTTATTGATTTCATCCGAGCTAGGAGGTAACGGTCTCGATATAGGAGCACCGTCAATCCACTGTCTATATGCAGTATCATAAGATTTAGTCAGCACATATACATCCATGATGTTACTTGCACCTGGATCAATTCTACTTTCAAAGTTTGCACTATGAGTATATTGGAATTTTAAATTATCTCTTCCAACAAACACTCTGTAGTCTAATGTAGGAACTAGCGAAGATGTAACTAAATTTAACTGTTTTACTACGCCAGCATCTGCAAAGTAAAAATACTGCCCGTTGCTATATTGATTATATGTTCCTATTACTTTTTCTGAGGATAGTACTATTACTACATTGTCAGTGTTGCTAACATATTTGTAGTCTTCTTGCCCTGTTGAAATTAAATATTTTTGTTGGACAATATATTTGGTAGTAGGAGAAGTAAACGGATCGATAATATCTAAAAATAGTTGAGGATTATCTACAACACCATTGTAATCAGTATCTGCAAATGATAAGACAATCTTTTTATTATCGATATAACCATCTAAACCTCTATAGGCAGATGTTACGTCCCATACATAATCCTCAGTAAAAGGCATCACTGAATCAGGCTTACGATTAATATTTAAAATCTTAATTTGATCTCTTACTGTTGAATTTGTCGTATTGTCATAGATAGTAATATCTTCGTCAAAGAAGAAAGATATCTCAGTATCACTTTCAAAGATGTATCTTAACAAACGAGAAGTAATTGTATATTTTTCGTTGTCAGTAGTAAACAATAGCATCCAGCTTGAATCTTGATTAGTATTTGTTGCATCGCCTTGCTTACCTAAATTAAACGTTGAAGTTTGATTTAGATTCGTTTCAAAAATAATTTGCCAAGTTTGTGTAGTACCATCGTATCTTAATCCGAAAGGTCTGTTACTGTAAACTAAGTCTATCATTGTAGTAATGATAGTCGAGCTTAATGTAGTAGTGAATTTAGGAATAATTTGAGAAATAATGGCGCTTTCAGGAACTACTATGTTTAGTAAAATAGGCCCTGGGATTCCCGGACTCGGAATTCCCGAACCAGCCACACTAACAACTTCTGCCCAGATATAATCTGCACTACCTAATGCACCTACTGAGCCTAAAGATAATTTATTTGAATTTGTCTTGTCAAAATAGTAACCTGCTGGCGCAACAAATCTTATTAAAGAACCAGGTGTTAGATATTTCAAGTCAGTGGCGGTGTATGAACCAACCGGGAATGGGATCGCTCCGACAATATTGCCAATGTAACCACTACTGCTTGAACTAGTTGAACTAGTTTGGTACCAACTAATACTAAGACTTGTAGTTAAGAAATTAATGAAATTATTATAATAGAAATTTCTTAAATCAATATTTTGTAACAAATCATATATCGTATTGTATATCACTCCTTCAATATCAACCTTTGTTGTATATTGAAACGTAGTTATTTGTGAATAAAAATCTTGATATAGTACTCCGTCATTAGCATAAAGATTCGTCGAGCTATACTTGCCTGTAGGATCTTTTAAATCAAAATATCTGCTGATGCCGCTTGATGTTCGGTTAATACTTTTAACTTTTGCAATTTGTTGTGTAACTGACAGCGGACTAATATTGTAGTCTTCAGCAGTAATCATACGATTTTGTGTATAATAAGTCTGTGGAGCATTAGTCTTAATACTAGCATTAGTTTCAGATACTGAAGAATTTGAAACGCTAGTTTGTAAATTCATTGTGATGGACAATGTTTCATTTTGTCCTTTGCGGCTTATATAAGGAATTGTTATTGCAACGTTACGAATGTCTGCAGGGTTTATTACATATGACAATCCGTTACTAACTCTGTAATAAGTTCTAAAATCACCTAAAGGCAATGTACCAAACACGCCGTCACTAAATGCTAGACTAATAGCATCGCTGGCTCGTGTTATAACATTATAGATATTTTTAATGCTTTTATTCAAGCTATTATAAATGATATTGTTGCCTGATACCGTAGGTACTTGTGTCCACAATTCTGATTCGACACCTGATTGATTCAGTCTATACAACCATACATCATTGTTATTAATATTAGTTGTATTAATATCTACACTTTCATTACTACTAGGATGTGTTACTGTAAAAGCGCCAACGTTTAAAATTCCCTGAGTAAAGTTAAAGAAGAATCCGTTACTATTACTGCCAGCGCCTTGTCCATCATCTCTGTAAATGCAAGCAAGTTTATTGCCAAGCTTCGGAGCTTCTTCATAAATGTATGCTTGATTCTTAAATGTTGTACTTGTAATTTCAAAATTCATCGTGCGGCCAGCAACTGTTTTGCTGAATCCATAAACAGGCACATTAGTATTTGTACTTTGAAAACGATATTGACTTGTAGGAATACCGTAGATATTATCTTTAGCGGCTGGATTACCAAACTGTTGTGTCGATGGCATTGCCGCATTTATTATCTTAATAAATTGGTCGTACCAGTTAGAGTTAGCAGGGTCATTCCAAGTTACAACTTGACCAGCTAAATTTCTGCCGTTGCTATCAACAATAGTTTCTGTACTACGGACTGTAGTAAATTTTAATAAGCCCTGAGCTGGTATATTTCTTTTAGCATTATAACTGATTAATCGTGCTAGTCTTAAAACGCTATCTCTACGTTCTGCTAGTTCTAGGAAGTTTTCACGGGCATTTAAATCAACACGAAAGGCAACACTTTGCCCAACAAACGCTACTAAATCTATTAGGGCCAAGTACTCTGAGCTTTCAATATAATCATTAAAATCTTCTGGATAGTTTGTTCGTAGATACGTAATCATAGTTCTACGCAAGTTTTCAAAGTCGTAACTTTGAAAGTCGGCATTTTTAAACGACTGGTATATTTTTTTCCAATCTTGATTAATTAGCAGATTATTTTGTCTATCAGTTGAGCTCATGTCGTTATCCTAGTAGTGTATTTATTTGTAAAGATTATGTGCGCAGTTTATCGCACTACTAGGCCATTTGTCTGATCAAACTGTAATTGTAGCGTCTGTTGAAGGTTGTAGGGCACAAAAAGCAAGGTAAGTTCAATCTGTATTCCTGTATCATAAGCAGTTACAACAACATTTTCTGCTTGTACACGGGGATCATAATTAACGATTGTATTAACATTTCTTAGTACAAGATCCTTGATAGGCTCAGTCAATGGTTCAAATAATATGTCCCAAATTGCACATCCAAAACTAGGATTCATCAGGCGTTCGCCTTGTCTAGTATAGAAGTGATTTAAAATATCTTGCTTGATTAAGTCAAAGTCGTAAAGGTTATAATTTTCTGTATTAGTACTAATAGTACTAAATCCCTTGTACATTTTTGACATATTGCCGACGGGCTGATTAACAGCTGGCAGTATAATTTTGTCGTATAGATTGCTATTTGATGCCATAATTATTCCTTATATTAAGTACCAGACTCTTCTACATCTTGAGGATCCGCTGGAGGCGGAGGTCTATCAAAAACATCCTTACTAGTCGAATATGTTTTCCACATATCTGGCACTGCTATACCATCTGATACTTCAGGATCTTCACTAGGTTTTAAATCTGCCATAATTATGCTTCCCTATCAGTGTTAGTTGGTTTAAATGAAGTAGGATCTAAATTTTCGTGGTGTGGGTACGGTTCAGTTGTTGGCACTCGTAACATAATACTTTCTAGTGTAGACTCACCTGCTTCGGTTGGATTTTTAAATACCTTTAATGCTGTTGGTACTTTTGCCGCGGTAGCTTTTGCGGCAGTTGCGGCCGCAGGACCATTCATGTGAATTTGTGCCGCTGTTTCATTATGGTTGCCAGTGCTTTTAATATTGGTAGCGGCCGCTGAAGTAAAATTATTGTTGCCAGTAGTGTTTACTTCAAACGTTCCTTTAGTAGTAGTTTTTGTAGATCCATTAACTAATGTTAAAAAATCACCTTGTATTGAAAGTTTTGTAGCTCCTATGATTGTTTCGTCATAAGTTCCTTTTATACTAGTTAATGCATTGCCAGTTACAATAGTTTGTTTATTTCCTACAATCTCAGTGGAGTGATTTCCACCAACTTTTAAATTAAAGTTTCTTACACATTCTATGTTGATATCTCTATCAGCATAAAAATTAAAATCGTTCTGTGTACGTATGCTTACGCTATCTTCAGCATAGATATCAATTTTGCCATCACTAGTCATTTCAATCCAGCTTGTTCCTCGGCTATTAGTAATGTAAATCAAATCTTCGCTAGTGTGCATTAAAATTTGATGGCCAGTTCTAGTACGTAATCGAATTAATTCGTTGTGGAGGATCGTCGGATCGCCATCTGTTTCTCCATCTTCTACACTGGCATATTCAGGCGGGCCTTCGCTTGCTGAAGTTTTTCTTAAATATTTGTTATGCCCGTCATCCATAACAAAAGTACTGCCGCCCAATCTACTAATAGGTGCATCGGGCACCATTGCATCAGCAGTTCCAAGTCGTCCTGTTTTTCCGTTTACATCTATAGGGCCAGGTGTGCTTATTCCAAACACACTACTAGGTACTTCTCGTCTAGCACTACTAGTAGTAATACCGCGTGTGTCGTCTAACAATAATCCTTGTTTTTCTAATACTTTAGAAAAATACTTGTGTGTAGGTTTTAAGAATGTTGTAGGATTTTGAGGGCCAGAATTCTCAGCAACTTTTTTATTGTATTCTACTGTTGGAACTCTGGCTTTTCTTCCTTTATTATCTGCTGTGCCATCTTCTACGTTAAACCCGGTTGCTGCCATACCTGGCATCATAAAATTCATGTAACCATCTATTTTAGGAACACAACCTATCCAATATCCTCTTTTAGGATCGTTGGCTAAAAACATTACTAATACAGTAGATCCAACATCGGGCGGCACCATCCACATACCATAACTTTTTTGTGTGTTATCGTAATCGTTAGTGTCTGTAACAAAATCATAACTTGTCGAGCCCATAAAAGGACTCATGTAATCAACAGTTCTAGTTTGTCCAGTAGTATCCCTATTTCCTGCGCCTGGACGATTTATTAGAACTTTTAATCGTCCCATATACTTGCCATCTTGATGGCCAATGACTGTTGCTAGAAACGGACCAGAAGGTGTCGATGGATAATTAGCACTACCATAGTTGGTATTATTGGGTGTTGAATAGTTTGTCATTTTATTGGTCCGCTGAATCTGACGATGTATCTTCAGGTTCGGAATCTGAACCTGTTGGGTTTCCTGGATCAACTAATGCTTCGGCATTTGCTAATTCTTCTGGCGTAGCAATCAAATCAGACTCTTGATCAGGACGTCTAAATGCATGGATCATCTGTTCAAAATGTCCGTTTTGAAATGTGTTACTAACGTGTGTTACACAATAGCATCCGCTAAATCTATCAACCGGAGCTGTCTTAGTGTTAGGCCCGAAGTTATAAAGTCCTGTAGTTTGATTGATATCAATAGGTGTTCTGAAATTAACAATTATATCAACTTCTCCATTTTCATAATTCATAGTACCGTCTGCATTTAAATTTGCATACTGACTGCTACCTGAACTATAATTTCCTAATCCGCTATGTGCAAGATAATAAGGGTCTCCCATTATTCTTAAATTAAGGTCAAATATATCGTTAGTGTTTATTAATGCATCTTGGAAAGCACGAGCGGCTCTAGTCGCAGGTCTATCCATACCGCCGCCGCCCTTGTTATCTGATTTAAACAAACTTCCAACATAACTTAAAATACTTGGAGTTGTTCCTGATTTTGAACTTGGGCCTTGGCCTCCTAGTTTTAAAATTAGCGGAGTTTCTTTGGGATTTTCAGGAGAGCCACCAGCACTTGCACTATTTTTAGCATCAGAGTTTTCTGCGCCACCGTCTGATGGCATTATCTGTACAAAGCCGTTATTCATTTGTAAGTTGATGCCCAGGATATTATCATTCTTACCTGTGTAGATATAATTGTAGTGCTTTACTGCTTGCTTAGACAGCCCGTCAAATCCTGGCACTGCGGCACCTGCGGCTTTTAATCGACTAGCATGAGCTTTGTAAGGTGTTACTTTGTAGACAAACAAAGAAGGAATTTGATTAGTACTTGGATCTACTTTAGAACTTAATGGAAATACCATAGGACGAATACTCCACCATTCTCTATATCCTTCTGCACTAAGAGATGACGGATCCAATTTGTCTTTAACATAATTGCTTTGTAATATTACCTGATTGATAGCATTAGGAATATTAGTCTTTTGATCAAACTTCATGTCTGTTCTAGTAACATCGCTAGCTAGTTTGCCGCCGAAGAATGTTTTGCTAGTTGCATCATATACTTGGCTATCCTTATCCATAGGACTATCGCCTGTTCGAGATTCATCAAATCCCATTTCAGATGCGCCTATTTCGTTTATGTCTGCATTATTTTGTGCAAGATTTTTATTAACTGTAATTAATTTTAACTTGGCTTGAATGCCGCCAGCGCCTGTATCCTCGGGATCAATGATTGCACCTAAGTCTTGTTCTATGGCTCCGGCTGGGCCAGAGTCTCCTGCGCTGGCAGTATCTTGTGGAAAATAAATTAAGTACTGATTAGGAACCGTTATTAATCCCTTTGCTACTTTTTCTTTTTCAAAAGAATTCAATATATGTTGTAAACTATTTTCGCCGTATTGTAAAATTTCTGCTACAGTACTGCCATCAGCAGACCCGTCAACTGGTAACATACTAATAATGTCAGCCATAGCTAATATATTCTGTGGCAACCCTTCGCATTTATAATTAACCCCCATATGGTTTATATCCATAGTAAGGTCTGTAAATCTAAAAGGAATATATCGCTTTAGTCCTGGTATAGTAACCATAGACCCGGTTTCAGTATTTCCTCTAAATTCAATTGCAATTAAGAAAGGAGCTTCACGCCAATTGTCGTATCCTAGTCTAGTTGCTACAGCTTGTAACGATTCAAAAAACAATCCCATACTGTAAGGTTCTAGGATAGTAAAATTTAAAGTATAAGTCGACGTTAATGTTTGGTCAATTTGTGTTGCAACATCAAATTGTAAATTTTGAAAGAAGAAATCAAATTTACCATAAGGAGTGTTGACTCGATTGTTAGGTTCGCCGTTAGCACTTTTACATACAATTGACAACGGTGAACCGGCCATATATGTAGAATCAGGATTTGTCACTTCGTTTACACTAAGGCATGCAAGTGTGATTATATAATCATATGTTGCATACGCATTTAACGGGTTAGGCAACGGAACATTGACACCTTGTAATGTTTTAAAAAACTTACTAAGGCTACTAAACACACCTGTTATAGAGCTGGTTATTCCGCTTATTGAACTTACGTTGCCTAAATTTGAAACTGTATTAGTTACAGTTTTAGTTAAATTTGTAGCTGAATCTAATACGCCTGATAAATTATCTAGACTCATTTTATAATCCTAATACTGACTTCAATCCGCTGCCTTTGGGAATATAAATTTTTGTACCTGGAACAAAATCAAATATAGGATCTTGCAATACATCAAGATTACGTTGTATAAAGACCCACCATAGTCCAGCATCGTTGTACAAGTCAAATGCTAATAAGTCAGGTCTAAAAGTATACTGACTTTCTATTGTGTATAAGAAATCGCTAGCTTGGGCCGCAACAGGACGTATAGATAATATATCTAAATAGTTTTGTGTTATTGATGTGCTAAACCAAGGACTGTTTTTTGTATAGGTAGCTGCCATAATTAAATATATCCAAACGAATTGTTAAGATAGCCGCCTTGCACAAATCTGTCAAGGCTAAATTTACGAGCACTATCTCTACTATATACCGGTTGTAAGGTCACTGAAAAGCTACTTTTGGTTGGTACATGTGTTACACCGCCACTGACTGTTCCTCCAAGGCCAAACGTTCCAGCAAGTGCGGCAACTTGACCTACTCCGCCGGCAATGGCACTTACTCCACCAAGTATTCCACCTACTGCACTGCCAGTATCTCCGCCGATACTGTTAGCAAGTCCACCAAGTCCGCTAGCAAGGCCGCTTATGCTGTCTGCAACACCTTCAACTTGTCCTGCGGCACTACCTACTACGTTAACGCCTATGTAATCGCAACCGTTTTCTAACTCTACTCTAATATCTGTTACTACCACCGGAACATCTTTAAAAACATAATTGCCGTAGGCATTTAATTTTACAATAGGAGGAGGATTTCCAGCCTTCGGATCATTTCCTACGAACATTTTGGTAAGACTTCTTAAATAATGCACCATTGCAATCCAGTATAAACCTTGTGTAGTATCTTCTACAAACATCGGTGCAGTGATAGTAATCTTTCCTGGATCACTATTTCTGTAAGCATGAAATGTATAATCCGAATGGACAGGATTTATAGTATCGTAATGTGCTCTATTAGAAATAGATATTTTAGGAGTGTATGGAAATATTAATCCGCCAGCATCTTTTAAAGGAGCTAATACTGGGCTTGTTTGGAAACTAGACCAATTTGCTAAACTCAATCGTACACGCCAATCGTTAGGGTTAGCATCACTAAACGCAGATACCGCACTAATGATATCACCAACTGCTTCTCCAGCCGCTGGTAAATTGATAGCTCGAATGGCTCCGGCAACCCCATCGGCGCCGTATCCAGAACTTATTGCTCCTGCTAAGTTTGTCAGCGTGTTTACACCCGCTGTACCGGCGGCTAAGAGGTTTGTTGATGCACCTAGTGTTGAAGTTAAACTTGGCATAGTATTGTCCTTTTGGTACAATATTTAGTTGACTTTTTAATGTACGTAGTTTATAATCTAACATCCGGAGATGAATTAATGACAGCTAAAGTTAACTACCTAAATAACAAGGATATGTTATTGGAAATACATAGAAGTAAAACAACATATTGTAGTTTTACAAACCCAGAATATCACCAATATGACATAATTTTGTCAGGTTTGGACAAAATTAATATTCGAACTATAGCCGAAGCAAAACGTGCAAAAGCTAAAAGACTTGGTCAACAAGACTATGAACGTAGAAAAGCATCGGGCGAAAAGGTTAAACAAGCCGATTGCGAAGTTGACTATAAAAAAATTACCAAGCAAGAATTGATTTTCAGAATCATGAGCTTTGATCATATTCCGCTAAATGGAACTCGTAAAAAGAACCCAAAAAGCCTAGCGGATCACAGAGACAAAGTAAACTTTCCTCCATTCCAACACTTCAAATTTAACGATACAGATGAACTCATTTGTGTTGGCAAAAGTCATTGGAAAGGTGATTTAGAAAAGGGAAAGTTCGACAAAGATGCTGGCCAAATTACTCCAACTTTAGCACGAATGATGTTAAAATTGTGTGAACGTTATGCTACAAGAGGCAACGTCCGCGGTTACACTTACAATGACGAAATGAAAGGACAGGCGATTTTGCAGTTAACACAAATAGGATTACAATTTGATGAATCAAAATCTGACAACCCTTTTGCTTACTTTACTGCCGCTGTTACTAATTCATTCGTGCGTGTTATCAATATTGAAAAGCGTAATCAAAACATACGAGACGACATACTTGAAATTAACGGAATGAACCCAAGTTATAGTAGAACTGGCGCTGGTGAGCATGCGGCCGCTGTTAAAAGGTACGAAGCAGACAATGAGTAATTTATTTAAAAAAGTAGCTTGTTTTACAGACATCCATTTTGGATTAAAGTCTAACAGTAGTGTTCACAACCAGGACTGTGAAGATTTCGTAGACTGGTACATTGCAAAAGCAAAGGAGGAAGGCTGTGATACTGGAATATTTATGGGGGACTGGCATCACAATCGTAATAGTCTTAATATCACTACTATGGACTATAGC